GGATCTGACGAAGCCTTGCGAACAATCTCTCTGAGCATATCTTTTGTTCCGATAGATGATGCACATACTTCAAAAAGGGACTTGAGGCGGTCATAAGCATCACGATTGGCAGCGTAAGTTCCATATGCATGGCCAATGCAAGAAAGGGCTATGTCAACAGCAGTACGAGGTCCTTTGATCTCACGACCAAGCACTGCTTTAGCGAGAATTTCAGAAGTTTCACGATAAGGAAGAAACAGAGGCTGTTTAGGACGATCTTTATAGGGATTAATAACGAAGTAATGTTTAAGATAACAAGATCCTTTATGAACAAGGACCCCATTGTGCTCAATGCTAAGAAATGTAGTATTCACTTTCAAATCGCGCAGCTCAACGCGATAGTAGTGCTGAAGAAATGATTTCCATTCATTGGCATTAAAATACTTACGCATGTCAGGATCCATAGAAACATTAAAGACATGATCATCGCCATAAAGGACAAGGCAAAATGTCCAGTCGGCAAGAAAGTGGAGCATTTTCTTTCTAAGTGCGGGACAAGTATTCATATCAAAAGCACGACGAAGAATCCATAAAATAAACCAGAATGCCATTTGCCAAGAATCCATATGGGAAGTATTCTGAAGACCCGAAGGAACTTCCCCACGAATAAAAGCCCACACATCTCCCATGATCTGAGTTTGTCGACAAAGAAGGTTAGCGATAAGATACTCAGTAATAAACTCCCTAGTGAACTTGTGAGGGGAAGTTGGGTCATCATAAACAAGGCCAGCGGACATATAAAGATCAGTATCTCGTCCATATATAGCGTGATCAAGACCAGTGACATCAGCCTCTTGAAAACACTCCTGGAAGCCGTCCTCGATAGAATAAACGCGAAGGCTCATGGCAAGTTTGTCGGCACCTCCTCGGCCCCATGCATGGCCAATGGAGATCCATTCTCCACGTTCAATCTTCATCCTTTGTCCGACCATGATTTCTCCAAGCGCGAATTTGCTCCCAGGGGTACAAAATGTACGTCCTTTTTTGGCATTTGCATCGGCCTGCTCAGGAGAAAATACCTTACCGGGATGGACTGCTATTTCATTTTTTACACTGATCTTCCACTCCGTAGAAAAAGGCTTGTCGGGGTTACGGAGATAGGTCATCCACGCCTGAAGGTCGCCAACATGATTCTCG